CGCCGACCTACGACTCCATGCTCATGTGCGACGCAGGGGTCGGCAAGCTGTGGAACGTGGATAACACCGACCTCGCAGATGGTCAGCCCATGTACGCTTTCCTTGAGCGCCAGAGCCTACCGATCAACAATCCGATCCAGCGTGCGTTGATCGTTCGCGTGCTGCCGCGCATCACCGGGGGTGTCGGCGAAACGCTGCAAATCCGTGTCGGTAGCCAAGCGGCATTTGGTGCACCGATCAACTGGTCGCCCCCGCAGCCGTTCATCATCGGGCAGGACATCAAGGTGGATGTGCAAACCGAGGGTCGGCTGATCAGCGTGCGCTTCGAAGGTACGACCCGGCAACAGTGGAAGCTGCACAGCTACCGCTTGGAGGCTGTCGATCTTGGCCTCTTCTGACCGCTCTTCGGTAATCCCGTACGCCCCGGCCAACCCGCCGTACAATCCAACGCCTGACAACCTCTGCCGGGCGACATGGGATGAGCTGTACCGGCTGGAACAAGCACTGCGCGACATCGACAAGCCGGCAGCGCTGGCCGCTACCTGCAGCGAACCGATCGCAGTCCAAGCAGCGACGGTCTGGGATCGCCTGCTCAACGAAAACGTGACGTTCCAGTGGGAAAACCCGCGCGGCCAGCTGAACCCGGCAACCGGTGTCTGGACATGCCCGCAGGAAGGGCTATACCAGATCGACGCCATCCTTGAATCGCCACCGTTCCCCACCCCTGCAGCCAAGCAATACACCGCCAGCATCCGGGTGACCGTCGCAGGCACATCCCTGATTGCCCAGAATAGCGGCGAAGATACCAAGCCGGTTCGCGTCAGTGCGGCCGTCATGCGCCCCTTGAACCGGGGTGACACCGTAACGCTGGATGCCGATCTCACGCACCAGAACAAGACCGGCACCGTGACCTGCTTCGGCGTGCTCAACATCCTGCGTGTCGGGAGCATCAAGTGATCATCCGTGCCGTCCCGGCCGATCAGCTGGAAAGCTTCTTTGCCAAGGTGCATCAGTTGATTGCCACGGCATGCCACCGCACCGGTGATGTTGAGGATGTGGCCGGTTTGAAGGCGCGATCAAGCAACATGCTCGTGCTCGACCTCGATGGCCAAGGTGTCGCCCTGCTCGAGCGCGACGGCCCGTGGTGCCACGCCACGACACTGGCCGGCGACCATCTGATTGAGCACATGCCACAATTGATTCAGACGTGGCTAGGAATCGCGTATCATATGGGTTGTACGGGCATCTCCCTGTGCGGCCGAAAAGGTTGGGAGCGGGTTCTGGCTCCCTATGGCTTCAGGAAGAACGGCAGCAATTTGGAGGCATCATGGGCATAGGTACCAGCAAACAATCTCAATCCAGCAGCGGCTACAGCAGCCAGTTTGGCACCAACACCAATTACGGATCAGCGCTGAATTTTGGACAAGAGCAACAGTTCCAGAATCTTTGGGGGCAGGCTGGTGCCATGAACGCCAGCGGCGGTCAGCAGGGTCTCGGCTACAACGCCTACAATCAGGCGCAGGGTCTAAACCAGCAGGCAGGCAACGCATTCAACCGCTTGGCCAACCCCGGCATGGACCCGATGATGGGGGCGTACGCTCAGCAGATCGGCCAGCAGTTCAATGAGCAGATCATGCCCGGGCTGCGCGGCGATGCAATGGTTGCCGGTGGCTACGGTGGCAGCCGGGCAGGCATAGCCCAAGGCGTCGCCGCAGGACAGGCCCAGCGCAACATCCAAGACTTCGGTGCCCAGCTCTATGGTCAGAATCAGGATCGTGCGCTGCAAGCGGCACAGGGGCTCGGCGGTCTTGCCCAGAACTCGCTGGCAACCGGACAATTTGGCATGGGTATCCCGTGGTACAACCTGCAGCAGTACGCTGGTTTGCTGGGTGGCCCGATTCTGGAAAACCTCGGCGGCACGAGCTACCAGCAAGGCACATCCACTCAGTCGGGTAGCGGCGGTAGTCGCGGCTTCAACTTCAGCCTGTAAGGAGTAATCATGGGCAGCAAACGCGGAAGCGAACAACAGCAGCAGGCGCCGGCCCAAGAGCCGACAATGCCCGCCATCGACATGGGTGCCAGCTTCAACCGGATGATGGATCAGCAGGCGCAGAACCGCATGGCTCAGATTGAGCAGCGTCTCGCTCGCCAACGTCAATTCGGTCAAGCCTTTCAGGGTCAAATCCCGTGGCACCAGTTTGCCCAGCAACAGCAGCAGCAGCAGCAACCCATGCGCGGTGGCTTCCTTGGCTTGCTGGCGCAGTTGCAGGCTCAACAGCAACCTTGGCAGGAATAAGCCATGAGCGGACTTGTTGGACTACTCAACTACTTCGACCAGAAGCGCGGCCAAGAGGCGTACGGCAACCTGCTGAACGAGTATCGGGTGCCGGGTGATCCAAATACACCGAACCCGGGGCCATACGCCATCGGTAGCCCGGAGATGGATCAAGCCCTGATGCAGCAGCAAGGCGGCTTCCGTGGTCAGGGTGGCCTGCTCTCCGGCGGCCCGCCGCAGGAGTTCTACATGCGCGCGGCCCAGCTGCCCGGCTACCAGCAGCTTGCCCAGCAGGCGATGGTCGGCCAGCAGGCAATGGAGCGGCAGATGCAGGGTCAGCAGTGGGAGGCGAACAATATGTCGCTTGCCCAGAAGACCCAGCTCGACCTGACCCAGCAGCAGCAGCAGTGGCAGCGCCAGCGCCAAGAGTTCGAGTGGAACAACCCGAGTGCCGTGCAGAACGCCCAGATTCAGAATGCTCGTGGTCACCTTGGTGTTGCCCAAGCTGGTCAGAAACTTCAGCAGCAACGCTTCAATGCCGAGTTCATGCCCGATCCGAACAACCCGAAGGGGTTTGTCCCGCGACCTGTGCAGCAGGTTCCGAAGGTGCCGGTTGGCTATCAAGTGACAAGCGACGGCGCGATGGTCCCGATCCCGGGCACAGATGACTGGCGCAAGGGGCAGGCCGACATTACCAGCCTGCAGGAAGGTGCCGCCGGTGCCAAGCAGCTTGCCGAGCACTTGACGAAATTCGGCACCGCTGAAATGTGGAACCGCGACGCGGCGACCGTCGCCAACGTGCATCGCAACGCAGCCATCACCGGCCTCGGCGTGCTCTCGAACATGGGCGTGCTGCAACCGGGCGACCTCGATCGCCTGAGCGCGCAACTGGCCGATCCGACCGACTACGGCCCGAGCGCCCTGATCTCCCGTCGCGACCCGGCCATTGCCGCCGCCAAGGAAGTTGCCAAGCGCCTCGAAGATGCTGCAAGTGCGACCAGTTCTCGTTTCAAAGGTCAGTCTGCCCCGGCCAACTCGGCCAAGGTGCTGACCTACAACCCGAAGACAGGGAGACTTGAATGACCCAGCAGGTAAAGCTGCCTGACGGCACGATCGCGAATTTCCCGGACGGGATGGGGCAGGCTGACATGGAAGCTGTGATCCAGCAGCGTTTCCCTGTGAAGCCCGAAGAAACGTCGTTCGGCGCTCGGGTGATGACCGGCCTGCAAGACCCGATCTACGGGGCAGCGCAGCTTGCTGACCGCTTCCTTGTCGATCCGATCCGTCAGGCGATTACCCCGGGCGCCAGCAACATGAGCGATGTCATCAGGCAGCGTAACGCCGAGTATGTCGCACCTGAAGGTATTGATGCTGCACGCCTGCTCGGTAACGTGGCCAACCCAATCACCTATGGTGCCGGGCTTGGTGTCGGCGCTCTAGCTGGGGCGGGTGTCATCAGTGGCGCAGTCCAGCCTCGCGACCCTAACCTGAGCACCGCTGACTATGCTCGGCAGACTGCAATCGACGCCGGTGTCGGCGGCCTGATCGGTGCAGCGGCGCCCGCTGTTGGCCAAGTCATCCGTGCTGGATACGGTGAAGGTGCCCGTATGGTTGATCGCGTGCTTGGCAGCATCGAAAACCTGACGGCCAAAGTGCAACCTGAGCGCCTTACCGGTAGCTCCAGTCGCATGGGTGAGTTCGTGCAGACGGCTGATGATCTGGGATTGCGTGTTCCGGCCAGCGTCCGCCGGGAATCGAATTTCATCGAGAACGTGGGGCTCACCCTTGAGTCCAGCCCGCTGACCTCCAAGTTTGTCCCGGACATCGCTGGGCACAACCAGCAGCGGCTGAACCAACTGGTCAAGGAAGCCGTTGGCCTACCTGAAGATGTTGCGCTGACCCCGGCTGTGCTGCGTGAGGCCGAGAAGAACACCGGCGCCATGTTCCGTGATCTGGCCGACAAGGGCACCACCAAGATTGGCAGCTTCGACGCATACCTTGAGATCGAAAAGGCAATGCCGGAAGCGTTCGTCGGCAAGGACAAGGTGCTCAAGCATGTGCAGAAGCTGCTGAAGGATTACCCGGGCGAAATGAACACCGATCGCATGATGGCTCTGCAGTCGAGCCTTGGCGATCTGGCACGCAAGGCCAAAGGTGAGACTCGCAACGCGATCCAGCAAGCACGGGAGTCCATTATCGACGCCATCCCGGCCAACCCGGGGCAAGAGGCACAGTTCAAACTTGCTCGCGAGCAATGGGCCGCCCAGCGGGCAGTGATGGATAGCGTCGGTCAGCGTGGTACGATCCGGGCAAATGCGCTGTCGAAGCGCCTGAGCGCCAGCGACGCCAACAGCCCGATCGGCCGCCTTGCTCGCGCCGCTGAAACCATCAACTACATGCGCCCGAGCAGCTACGGGACAGAGAACGCCCGTCGCGGCGGCTTGGCTGGAACCGCGATGACAGGCCTTGCTGGTGCAGCAGGAGTTGGCTGGGCACTCAAATGACCAACCCCCGCCTCCCGGCCTACCTGCTACTCATCTTGGCGATGACCGGTCTCGGCTTGGACGCTGTGTTCGGTCGCTAGGCGTCCCGCTTCAGCCTAGCAATTTCAGCGCTGGCCTCTGCGGCTGTCTCGTAGGATTCATTCTCCAAATTCGGCTATGCCGATGATTACGTCGTAGTCAGCTTGTGAGGGCAACCCTGCTCCTTGGTTCCCCTTGAACTCCGCGTAGCGATCTGGCCGGATGTGGCAGACGTGCTTTTTCCCAGAACCCGGGCGCTTTACAAAACCGCCCTTGACCCAACCGCAGTCCTCGACAATGCGAGCCACAACCGCCCCATTCTTGATGAAGGTGTCGCTGTCAAGCCCTGACAATGCGCGGATCAGTTCGTTGGTGATGACCGGGTAGGCGTAGTCCTTGAGGCCGTCGGCAATGGCGCTGTGGAGCACGCTGCGTGAAGACTCGACAACCTGCATCTTGGAGTCGGTGAGCTTGGCACGCTGGCCCGGGTCGAAGGCGCTGATGTCACGCTGACGAAGATAGGTGAGCACCGACAGCGCAAAGGTCTTGTCCTTGAGGGCACCGTAGAGCGACTTGTAGTAGCCAAGAGTCTCTGGGTGGCCATCGTTGATGACGACTTCGTAGCGGCGGTCACCGGTATCAATCGGGATGGCCGAGCGGTGGTTCGAGAACATGAGCCACCGGGCGCAGTTGTACTCGATCGACTTGCGGCCATACTTGGGGTTGATGTGGCGGGTGGCCTCGTTGATGATCGACTTCAGGCGCTGTTCAAGCTTGTGCCCGGCAGAGCCTGCGACACGGATTTCATCGACCATGATGAGCCGCTTCTTCGAGAGCGCGTCGTTGAAGTTGCTGTCGATCTGGCCGACAAGATCGTAGTTGGGGGCGACTTCTCCCGGCCATATCTGCATGGCGAGACTGGTCAGCCAGTTGCGGCCAATACCAGTCTGCGTTGCGATATTGACCCAAGCCGTGTGGGGTAGCTCTCCCGGGCGCTGCTCGATGTGAGCGAACCAGTTCAGGAAGTCCTCGGCACGGTCGCCGAACAGGTAGGTGATGTGCTGCAGGAACATATCGACATGGCTCTGCCTGAAGATGAACTCAGGGAGCTTGCGCATACGGAACGTGTTGTAGGCGGGTTTGCCTTCAGGATCGAAGGTGCGCTCCTTGTGACCCGGCCGCCATGTGATCGTGGCCAACGACATCTTGCCCGGATTGAACATCCACAGCTTCGTCGAGGATGTCTGGTGCGTCGGGTCCGTCGGTGTTGGCGTGGGTGTCCATGATGGCAGATAGGCCGCTTGGAAGTCAGGGCGCGACATGATCCGTGTGGGGTTCTTGCGGTCGATGATCTGCTGACCATTCTCGATGAAGCAGAAGCGTTGGGTCATCTGGTCGGCGGTCAGTTGCTCGCAGTACATCGGCGGCAGGTCTTCCTCTGACAACTCTTCAGCGAAGTCGTCAAATGCTGACGCACGGTGACGCCCCTTGCCCGGGTTCTCGATGCCGTGCTCACCGGCGATGGCGAACAGGTGAGCGATGGTCGTGGCGTGACCCTTGCGCTTCTGGGCCAGCTTCAGCTTGCACTCTCTCTCGCTGAACTGCTTGTCACCCTTGCTGAAGGCGATGAACAGTTCGGTGCCTTCCTTGTAGCCGCACAGTGACTGGGCCACGCGGTGCCACACGCCGGTTCCGTTGGACAAGTGCAGGTCTTTCTTCTGCATCTCGTCAAGCACTGTTACAGCATCCTCGAACTGCTCTTGCGTCAGTTCGAGTTCGCCGTCAGCGTAGGTGCCGTTCGGGTCGCCATCCGTTTCCGGGTCGATCTCAAGGTCGAACGTATCGATGAGCCCGTCGGCCGTGCGCGGGCCGTCAATGAACACCGCGTCGGTCTTGTTGCCCGTCGTAGCATTTGGGGCGAAGAAAAACCCCTGAGCCACCTGCAGGATGGTCTGCGGCGGCGTCAAGCCGATCGCCTCACATACCGCACGGCAGGCGCTCTGATAGACATCGGTCGGCTGGCCCCATGAAGCGGGCAGGATCATGCGGAATGTCTTGCCGTCACCGTTTGACGAGAAGCTGTTCCAGAAGATCGCCTTGATGCCCGCGACCCTGACAGCAGCTTCGGCCTCGCTACGGGTCACAGTGTCGCCGCTACGGCCATCATAGTCGAAGCAGTAGCCGGTGCTGGCTTCGCACTGGGACTTGATGCGCTTGGCCGCCTTATCCGGGAACTCGCCGAAGTAGATCAGCGGCCCATTCTTCTTATCTTCGACGGGGGCGGCCTTGTTGATCATCGCCACGATCTGTTGCGGCGTTTCAACATAATTTGTCGAAGGCTTGCTAAAGTGCGCAGCCCGCGCGTAGTTGATGGTAAAATTGTCTTGCACTTGGGTGACTCCTTGTGTGCCATCTGGGGAGAAGGCGTTGAGTGGAAAGACCGGCTCATGGCCGGTCTTTTTGCATTCTATCCGATGCTCATCTCAGCGTCGAGAGCGTGGCGAAATGTGCAATCGCTCGACGCGCTTCTATGTCAGGTTCCGTTGAGCACCGGATATAGTCAGCCGCCTCGAAGGCAAACCACAGTTCGCCGTTTGGATCAACGTCAGGATGGTGAGCAAGATAGATCGGGATTCCAAGCGACTTGGCATAACCAATCTCGACCAAAGTGCCAAAGCACTCTTCATCCTTGATCCACGCGAACATCGCGTCGGCTTGTTTAATGCCGCTCATGGCGCGGTGAAAAATACCGCGTGCTCTCAACTGGTTGATGTGCCGATCGTGTCTGCGCTCAGCGCAGGTTGGACCAGAGCCGTGGGTTGTCGAACCACGCACAGTGTTGTGAGCGCAACCGTGGTCGTCGCCGATGGTGTATGGTCCGCTGTAAGCGAAAGAGATGGTCGTGTCGCCGTGCCCGAAAGAAAGACCGTATTTCACCGGCGCATCAATCAGCGGTAACGTCGCAGGAAACTCGAACATGTCCATAGTATGCGCAACAAGTCCGAAGCGGTAGCGGTCTTTTTCAATGCGACCGGCCATGTACCACACTGGGGTTTTTTTGTTCATTACAATTGCTCCTTCGGTTTATAAATTGTGTTGTTGCACCAGAGTGTCCGGCCCGGTTCTGATGGAAAAAACCTGAGCAACCTCTTCTTCCAAAAGAAGGATGCGTCCGTTTGGCAACTCTTTCGAGTGCAGCCAACCCTTGCTAACCCACCTGTTGATGGTAGAACGTGACACCTGATATTTCTCAAGTGTTTCTGGCACTGATATTTCATTCTTTTTCATTTGTAACCTCTTTGTGTCATTGGAGGTTGAACTATAACACAGTGATTCAAACTATGTCAATAAATATCTTCAGGGGTGGGGGTAGAGCTATTGGGGGATGGGGTTTTTATATAAAAGATGTTAAAAGTAAGTAATAATATAGAGAGAGGGTTATAGAGACTTTATACAACACCCCCTTCTACCCCCACCACCCGCGCACCCCACCCCCGAAAAAAGGTCGGGCCGGATCGCTGCCAACATTGCCCGTGACAACGCCAAAATACGTGCGTGCTGACATGCCCGAATAGTGCTATCCTCCCCCCATTGACAGAGTGAGAACTCCAACATGGCTGAATCGACCATGAAGCACCGCCAAAGCTCGATCGACAAGATCAAGGCTACATTGGTGTTGAAAAAGCTTCAAAAACACGTACTTGATGGGGAGGCTATGTCCCAGACCCAAGTGCAGGCCGCAAAGATACTTTTGGCCAAGGTAATTCCGGACCAAAAAGCGGTCGAACACACCGGTGAAATGGCGGTTCAGGTGAGCGCCATCAAGCGGGAAATCATCTTCTGATGGAGCTGACCATCCGCACCCCGGCGGTGTTCTTCCCGCTGCTTGACCCGGCCCGCTACAAAGGGGCATGGGGCGGCCGCGGATCGGGGAAGAGCCACTTCTTCGCCGAGGCGATCATCGAGCGCTGCCTCATGGTGCCCGGGACGCGCGTGGTGTGCATCCGTGAGGTGCAGAAGACCCTGAAGGACTCCAGCAAGCGGCTGATCGAAGACAAGCTGCAGACGTTCGGCTTGGGTGAGGCGCAGGGCTTCCGCGTGCTGAACGAGCACATCATCACGCCCGGCAACGGGGTGATCATCTTCGTCGGGATGCAGGACAATAACGCCGAGTCGATCAAGTCGCTCGAAGGCTTCGACATTGCATGGGTGGAAGAGGCGCAGACACTCAGCGAGCGCAGTTTGCAGCTGCTGCGGCCGACCATCCGCAAGGCGGGGAGCGAGCTTTGGTTCAGCTGGAATGCTCGACGCAAGACTGATCCCGTGGATGCGCTCCTGCGTGGCTCCGATCTGCCTACAGGGGCCGTGGTGGTCAAGGCCAACTGGCGAGACAACCCGATGTTCCCGGACGTGCTGGAGCAGGAGCGGCTGGACAGCCTGCGCCTTGATCCGGATCAATACCCGCACATCTGGGAAGGCGAGTACGCGACGCTGCTGGTTGGCGCCTATTACGCTGCCTCGCTGAACGCAGCCAAGGCCGCTGGGCGCATCGGCAAGGTGGCTCCTGACCCGCTGCTACCCTTCAAGGCAGCGATCGACATTGGCGGCACCGGGGCCAAGGCTGATGCCTTCACGATGTGGATATACCAGATTGTCGGTCGCGAGGTGCGTGTGGTCGACTACTACGAGGCCGTTGGCCAGCCCCTCGCTGCTCACCTGAACTGGATGCGTGAGCATGGCTACACGCCGAGCAACACATTCATCTATCTCCCGCATGACGGTCGCAAGCATGACAGTGTGTTCAGCGTCAGCTACGAGTCGGCGCTTACCGACGCTGGTTTTCAGGTTGAGGTCATCCCCAATCAGGGTGCAGGTGCTGCGATGGCGCGCATTGAGGCGGGGCGCAGGCTGTTTCCTTCGATGTGGTTTAACGAGGACACCACGGCCGGCGGAATCGATGCGCTTGGCTGGTATCACGAGAAGCGCGACACGGCTCGAAACATCGGCCTCGGCCCGGAGCACGGCTGGGCCAGCCACGGTGCTGACAGCTTCGGCTTGATGGCGATTGCCTGCGAGACACATTTCAGGCATGATCCTTGGGCTGGTGATATTGATTACGCCCCCATGAGGAACCTCGTATGCGCTTGAATGACCAAGAGTTGGCCCAGAT